TTTGTCTCGCTGGATGGGTGCTGTTTCTGATATTAAAAAAGCAGAAGAATATAACAAAAAACCCCCCCTATTTAAAAAGATATTTAATGCTGGTTCTGTAGAAGAAGAAGCTATGCAAATCTTCATGGCTAAGAAAAAAGCAGAAGACATGAGAGCAGAGTTAAAGAATCTTATATCTTTTACTAGAGGCCCATCTGCATGGGATGAACTCTTAAAAACTGAAGGGGATATTAGAAAGCGCCGGCAGAAAGCTATCTATGACCAACAAGAACGTAGACGTAAAATTTTAGAAATAGTTATGATTGTACTTCTTATACTGGTAGTTGGTGGATTTCTTTTAGGTATACTTTATCTTTGGTTAAACAGAGGGTATTAACCCATAGCTGCACCAGTTGGAGCTGCACCATCTACTAATTGTGTTGATGAAATTGTTTGATTACTAGAATTTCCACTATTCTTGGTACTATTATCAATATTTTGAATAACAGTTGTAGGAGTATTTTTCATCTCATTCAGTTGTTTTTGAAGTTCTGCGATTTCCTCTGCATCTTCTTCTCTACCTTTACCTTCTCTACCGAAGTAAACATTCTCACCACCAGAAGACCTTTGAATTCTATCTTGTGCTTCTTTGATTGCAGATTCAATATTTGCTTGTTTATCTGCATCAGACTCTTCCATAATACCAAGTGCTTTTAATACTGTAGATGCGCCTGGAATACTTGAAACAATTGCACCAACATCAATATCAAGAAGACCTTTAAACCATTCATAGATACCTTTTATTGCATCAACGACTAATTTACCAATTGAGAAACTTTCACCTTCTTGTCCAAAATCTTCTGGTTTAAATCCGAATAAACCCATTAACCAATTAACTGCAAGATTATATGGTGCAAGAATAATATCAATAAACTTAGTTACTGCTGTTCCTACATTACCATCTTCAGGCCATGAGAATAAATCTTTTACCCACTGAACTGCCATAGTAAATGCGCCTGTAACAGTGCTTAAAAAGTTAAATTCATTTTCTGGGTCACTCCACCCAAATAATCCCAATAACCAATTTACTGCAAGATTAAATGGTGTGGTAATAAGGTCAAGGAAACCACCTTCACCGACAAGGCCTGTCCATAAATTTTTAAGTGCTGTTACTGGGTCTGTAAATAACTGACCAAACCATGCAAATGCTTTCTTACCAAAATCAAAGACTGCACCAATACCATCTGTAATTAACTGGGAGAAACTAAACGACTTGAGTGCATCAGCTGATTCATCAAAACCAAACATACCCAACATCCATGCAACTGCACTTTTTAGTAAATCAAGAGGCATACCAATAATAGAAGTAAGAAGACCAGAAAGACCACCCTCTAATGCACCTAACCACCCATCATCTTCATAACCTTTTACTGCACCCTTTACTGTATCAAATAATGTCATAAGTACGGTAACTGGTAAGAATATTTTACCTAGAACTTTACCCACACCTTTTGCAAAATCCATAATAGGTTTAAATCCTGCCATAAAACCTTTCATACTAGAAAGACCAGTTTTTATTGTACCGAAGATATTCTTTACATTTTTACCAAAATCTTTTATACCATCAACAATTTTAATAATTGGTCTTGTTGCTTTACCAAATGTTTTTTGTAAATCTTCAAATACTGCGAGTCCTTTAAAACCTTTTATATCACTTACTTTAAATAAGTTCTTTACAGTATCAAGAAAGGCATCAATGGTTTTTCCTAATTTAGTTGCTTTAAACTTACCACCTAAACTATCAAAAAACTTTGAGATAGGACTGAACGCTTTTGATAATCCACCCTTCATTAATTTATCTAGAAACTTTACTTCTTTTGTGAGTTGGGCGAAAAATGAACTAATCATTGCAAATGCAGCTAGACCAATACCAGCAAGAATTCCAGCGATAGGATTGTCAACAGCAGTTTTTAACATTCCCAGAAGACCATCTCTCATTGCAAATATACCATCACGAATATCTTCAAACAATACTTTTTCTTGTTCTGCATCTCTAGCGGCTGCATTATTAGCTTCTACTTCTTTTGCAGATGTATTCTTATCAGCATTAAAAGAATCTTTTAAAGGTTTTGAGACAGCAGAGAATAACTTTTTAGTAATACCAACGCCTGGAAGACTATTAATACCAGCAACCATTGCCTGAAAAGGTGCTTTTATCTCACTAGTCAAAGGTGAGATAGCATCTTTTAGTTCATCCTTGATGACCTTTGCGCCTTCTTTTTGACTTTCTTTTAATGCGTTAATTACACCTTGATTATTTTCCGCCATTTACTTTTCCTATTTCTTTTTAGTGTACGCTTGTGTTCCAAAAAACGCAGCTACAATTGCAGCTACTGAAACAAAATAAGTTGCAGCCATGTCACCAAGTATTTTTGATGCTTGGTCTAAACCAACCCAATTTGCAATTACAACTGCAAACGGATATAACAACATACCAAATAAAGCAAACCACGCCATTGAACGCTGTGCATCTCTCATTGCATCTGCATCTTCAAGTTCTTTACGTTTAAACTCTAAGAACATCTCATGTTCTGTTTCAGATACCTTACCATCACCATTAGTATCTGCTGGGTGGTGTTTCTTTACTTCCTCTTCAGACATTTATCTATTCCTTCTCTCTCTTTCCATACGTTCTTTTTGTTCCTTAACGTAGTTGGATAACATTGTTGCGTATATTTCCCTTTCCCACGGCATCATATTATCTAATTCTGTCAAACTATAATTATAATGTGTCATCATGTTAAAATTAATCTGAAAATACGCTCTCAGACTATCATGCGAAAGGGCTAGGCTAAAAAACTTTGCATCCCCTCAAGCACTATTTCGTTTTCAACACCAGTATTAGGATTAGTAACTTTTACAGTATGCTTTAGTTTAGGCATAGTTGTAAAAAACTGTGTAACCTTTTGGAACTGGTCAGTTGTCATTTGTTCAATAAACTCTGTCAATTCTTTGTCACTCATTTCATCATATACATTATTCTCATCAAAAATGTTTTCCAAACAATCTTGGATAATACCAAAAGTGCCTTCCATAGAATCTAATTTTGTTATATCATATCCCATGATTTGTTTCATAGTTGGATACTTCATTGACATACCAATTTTATCAGTAATCATAACATTGTTAGTATGTCCTTCTGTTTTGACAACATTAATGTCCTCAAGATTAACTGTAACTGGTACTTTAGTTTCTCCATCATCTGGACAAGTAACAGTTATTTCAACTGTTTCACCTACAGATTTTTGTCTAATCTGTAAAAACATATATTCAATATCAAAGGTTGGTAACCCTTCAACTTTATTATCTATCTTACCGAAGGTGCAATTTCTAATAATATCTACAACTGCTTTTGCTTGTGCAGAAGTATCTTTACTTTCCATAGCCATCATCAAGATTTTTTGTTCTTTAACCAAAAATGGTCTGTACTCAATTTTTTCCCCAGTTGATGGAAGTTCCATCTCATAATTAGGGTTATTCAACACGGGCAATGTCATAATTTATTCTCCTATATTAATAATTAAAATAATCGCCTCAATACTTGTGGTACATTTAGTTGGATATTTCTAAGAATAGAGTTCTTTAGAATATCTTGTAAAGTACTATCAAGATTCGCTTTTTGTGGTTCAGTTGCAATATTTCTCCAATATCTATATGCAAACTCAACCGATACTTTCTGGATTTGATTAGAGTTTCCATGACCATATGCTTGTGCAGCTACAGTCTTAGGAAATACTTCTTCTAATTTACACCCATAAGTTCTTTCGTCTTGTTCATTCAATTGATATATTTCAACTGAACCAACATATTCCTTATAATAGTTAATATTATATGTATCTGGATTGTATGTAATCTTCTGCCACTCTTCAAAGAAATATCTTTCTGCAAGGTCAGAACCACAATAGAAAGTTGCTTCTACTGGTGCAAAGGTTTGTCCTTGAACTATTTCATGAGGTGGGCCGTATATATTACCATTCATTTGTGTTCTTAGGTTTCTGCCTGGAATGGATATGGTATCACAACGAAATGAAATACGTCTTGCAGTTTCACCTTGGAGTCGTGATAATACATTTGATGACATTGCAGATGAACCAGCATCTTGTGATGCACCTCTAGTAACACCAGATGGTAATAGAATAATAACTTCATATCTATTTGCTTTTGCATAACCATCTCTGGATGCATTATGTTGTAGGAACGCATTTAGAGAACCAAATACTGCACCACCTAAAACATTTGAAAAGTTAAATCTTGACATTAAATCATCTTCCTAGAGTCTGCCCATACAGTTGAAGTAGATGCTTTCTTAAACCTTTGTACTGGTAACATAATTGCAGTTAGATTATCTTCTGGTTCTATCTTTAAACACATTGACCTTAAATACCCATACAAATATCGTTTAATAGTAGGTTTAGTTAATCTACTTCCTTCAACTGCACTCACACTTAATTTATCTTGACCAGCTGCATCTAATAGTCTTGCTCTTAACGCATACGGTAGGTAATGAAAGTTTAATCCATAGAACCCTTTTTCTGCTGGTTTCAAGTACATTATAAGTGGAAATGTATCATAATAAGGTAACTTCTTTGCACCTTTTGGTGCATAGATAAACATATTTAGGTGTTGTGGTGTAGGTTGTTTACTTAGTTTTCCAGAACGCAAAAGTTCTGCCGTATTTGGAGTACCTAACTCTTTTATACGATTACGATACCATTGGTATGGTTCTGTTCCAGTTTTAATCTGCGCTGAGATTTTATCAAAATAAGTTTCTTCTGCCATATCTATATTTATATCATCAATTCTACTTCAGTTAAGATGATGAACTCCATGTCTCTATCTTTACAATACTCTACTGCATTTTTCCACTTTGCATCATTGACCGCCCAAGTACGAACCTCGTTAAGATATTTCTTAGTTTTTCGTGAAGGCATTTTGGGGGGTTTACACTGTGCTTTAGGTTTTACTTCAACTACCCATTTCTTATTACCTTTTGGTGTTTTTACCTTTACATAAAAGTCTGGAAAGTATCTGTGTATTTTACCATCTATAGGTGAACGGTATGGTACGAAGAATTCTTCAGAACCCCATTCAAGTATTTTCTCATTACGGTCACAATACACCATAAATTTTCTTTCCCACAAACTTCTATAAATAATATTAGAAGGGTCACCCTTGTACTTTTTTGGGTAGGTTGGTATGTATCGTCCACGGTATGCCATGATTATTCACCTAAATAGTATGTAACTAAGGATATTTATAAAGATGTTAAGAGGCTTCCTAAACGAGATAAAAAACACAGCAATCAATCGTGCAACAAACAGAATTAACAATGTTATATCTGATGCGTTGGGTGGTGGACGTAGTGATGGTTTACCTAGACGTTCTGGTGGTGTAGATAGAAGTAACTATGCAAAATTAAATCCATTTGAGGGTCAACATATTGCATACCCAGAAGACTTAGGTTCAAACGACCAAGGACATTATATCATTTTCAATATCAATGAAACTGAAAACGCACAAGTTGCTTTTAGTCAACATGGGGGTGTTGTTAAGTATGATGGTTCACTTAGAGGATTAGAACCAGGCGGTGTTAGGGGTAGTAATGGTAAACCACTAGAATCTACTGTAAGTGTTCCAAAGAAAGGAACTAAACGACTTAAAAGTTCTATTGCAATGTATATGCCTGCAACCTTATCAGTTGGACAAATCTCAAAGTATGGTGAAACAGAAATGGGTGCATTGACAACTGGTGTATCACAAGTTGCAGCTGGAGTTGCACAAGGTGACGGTCTTGGTAAAACAGTTAACAATATAAAGAATCAAGTAGTAACTCAAGGTGGTGATTTTTTAGAGGGTTCAGTAAAAACTGCTGCTAGTACAATATCACAAGGTGCGAAAGAAGCGATGGAACTTTCATCTGGTGTAGTAATGAATAATCGTCTAGAAACAACATTTCAAGGTATTGACAAAAGAAGTTTCCAATACTCATTCAAGATGATGCCTAAATCAGAAAAAGAAGCAGATAATGTAGACCAGATTGTAAGAATGTTTAGATTTTATATGTCACCAAGTTTTGAGGGTGGGTTACAATCTAGACATATGATTGTTCCTGCTACATTTGATATTACATATATGAATATGAACAAAGAAAATAGTTTTTTAAATAAAATATCTACTTGTGTATTAGAGA